ATGTTTTCAAAGCCTTAACACTTGGGGAGCACTTAACGCCGGGGCTTAACAGCTTAGCTTTCCGGTTCTGAACGGGAGCGAAACAGCGCTTATGGATGAACCGCAGGAACATATGAGCCAGGCGGATTTTGCCCGGCACTGCGGTGTGAGCCGGGCGGCGGTCAGCCAGTGGAAGACAAACGATATCTTGCGCGACGATGCGTTCAGCAAGCCGGGTAAAAAGGGCAAGCTGATCGTCGCGATCGCGCTGGATCAGGTGAACCGGTTTCGCGATATTGGGCAGTCCCTGGGCAATGGGATCGCGACCAAGACAACGGGCCAATCGCAACCGGCGCAGGATCCGGCGCCCAGTCTGCCACTGGAACCCAGCGGTGCACCTGAGCCGAAGAGTGTCGAGCCGGTTCCGTCCGCGCCAACCCAGACAACTGGCGACGACTTGCCAAAGTTTGAAACTATCGAAGATCGGTTGAAGGCGGCAAAGCTGGAAGAGCAGCTGCGCCGCAATCGCATTCGGGCCTCGGAAGAGGCGGTGCTTCAGGGGCAGCTGATGGCAACGGATGATGCCCGCGAACAAATGACCCGGATCGCGGGCATGATGATGCAGGTGTTTGAGGGGGCGATGCCGGATTTTGCGGCCAAAGTTGCCGCCAAGTTTGCAGTACCACAGCGGGATGTTTTGCACTTGTTGCGGGCTGAATTCAGCACGGTCCGTACCCAAGCGGCTGCCAAGGCACGTGGCAACGCGGACGCAACAGAACCAAACACGGAGACCTCGATCGAGGTGAAGAATTGATGCTTTATTTTTCTGTCACAAATGCTGAATGGCTGTTGCACGATGTGATGGCAGAGGTGCTGGCTCCGCCACCGCCAGTGGATTATCTCGCCTGGGCAGAAACGAATATCGTGTTTTCCAAGCGTGAAAGCCCAATGCCTGGCCCGTATAACCGGGAGCGGTTCAGCTATTTCAACGAGATCCTGACGGCCCTGTCGCCAGAGGATCCCTGTCGCATTGTCACCTTGTCTAAATCCGCCCAGCTGGGTGGAACTGTTCTTGCCAATATCTTCACGGGCGGAACGCTGGATCTGGATCCTTGCGATTTTCTCTATGTCCATCCGACAGATGACAATGCGCGTCGTTGGTCGAAGATGAAACTAACGCCGATGTTGAAAGGCACCACGGTTTTACGGAATTTATTTCCCCTCAACTCCTCCCGCGAGGGTGGTGACTCGGTCATGTACAAGGAGCGTCGCGACGGACGTGGTTCCATTCTGATTTCCGGTGCGAATTCTCCATCGGCAATGTCGATGGTTTCTATAGAACGGCAAGTTCAAGATGACCTGTCGAAGTGGGAAAACAATTCTGGTGGTGATCCAGAGAAATTGGCAGATAGTCGTAGCAAGTCCCAAATGTTTGCGAAGATCTTCAAGTTATCGACACCATTGGTCATGCCTGGATGTCGGATCACCAAAAATTTCGAAGCTGGCAGCCAAGAAGTCCTGAACTTGCCTTGCCCGCATGATGAATGCGGGCATATGCAGACGCTGGACTGGTCAAATATGCTGGCCCATTTGGACGAAGATCACCCTGAAAAAGCTTGTTTTGTGTGTCCCAATTGCCAAGCAGTCATTGAGGAACACCATCGCCCTAAGATGCTGGCAGGTGGAGACTGGATCGCTAAATATCCAGAACGGAAACGCTACCACCGTTCCTTTTATATCTGGTCGGCCTATTCGCTGTTGCAGACATTTGAACAGATTGCGCGGGATTGGCTGTCGGCCAAGGGGGATCCGGCAGGAGAACAGACCTTTATGAATGACACTGTGGGGCTGGCCTACAAGGCTTTGGGAGAAGCGCCGCCCTGGGAGGAGCTGCGCGATCGGTCGTCAAAATCCCACTACAGGCAAGGCTCAATTCCCGCCGGGTTCCCTTATCTGACGTGCGGTGTCGACTGTCAGGGCGATCGGGTTGAATGGCAGGTGATTGCCTGGGGGCCAAACAAGCGCCGGGCGGTGATAAAGTATGGTGTGTTCGATGGTCACATCAGTGATGACAAATGCCAGGCCAGCCTGAACGCTCTTCTGCGGCAGGGGTTCGTCAATGCCTATGGTCGCAAGGTTGAGATTGATGTGCTGGCGATCGACGGCAACGCCTACACTGAAGATGTCTGGGAATGGGCCCGCAAACATCCAGCGTCCCGGGTGCTGATGGTGCGCGGGCGTCACGAAGAACACCTGGCGTTGATCGCTAAGGTCAAAAAAGAGCGCAACAAACAGGGCAAGCTGCTGCGCTATTCGAAACGGTTTTACAACTTTGCGGCCTCGGTTCTGAAGATGAGCCTGTATCGCAATATACGCAAAGAGGATCCCGAACAACGGGGCCATGTGTTGTTTCCGATGGATCTGGAGGATGAATTCTATCGCCAGCTGACTTCGGAGTCTCGCCAAGCGCAAAAGCCCAAAAACGGTTTCACCACCTATAAATGGGTGAAGGATCCAAACCAGGCCAACGAGGGGTTAGATACCCATCTACAGGCCGAGGTTGCTTTTATTCGCGTGGCCGGTCTGCAGCGTGATTTTCCGGATGCCATTTGGGACAATCTGATGGCTGAGCGGGAATGCCCGCCTGAAGAGGTGCAGGGCGATTTTGAAGACCTGCTGATGTCACCTGCCAAAGTAGCGGATCCAGCGCCAGAACCAGAAACCGGGCCCGATCGCAAGAAGAGCAGCGGGCCGTCAAAGTGGAAGAGACGAACGCAGTGACGGGTCAGTATTCTCAAAGCCGGATCCCCAAGGTGAAGCGCAAGCCAGCAACGGGGCAGGCGGTCAGCCGCAGAGCTGACCGCCCTGTTGCACGCTATCTGCGTGACACCAAAAGCGGCGTGATCGCTACGCGCAGCGCGCCGATGAGCAGTCACAATGATGATGTGCGCCGGGCCTGGCAGCGCAGCGCTGGCTTGGCGATGGACATGATCCAGAACTCGGGCCGCTTAAAAGGGGCCTGTGACCAGGTGCTGGCGGATACGGTTGGGGTTGGTCTGACCCTGACACCGCAGCCGGATATGACGGGTCTGGGGTATGACGACAAAGAAACCGGTGACTGGATTCTTTTGGTCAAAAAACGCTGGAAGCTGTTCTGGCACGACGCCAAAGAATGCGACCTGCGCGGCAAGTTCAATGGGCCCCAAATGGTCGACATCGCCCTGCGCTGGGATATTGCCTACGGCGAAGTCACGGGTGTTTTTGATTTCTTCAACTCAGCCGAGCGGCAGCGGTATGGGATCGTCAATGGCACCAAGCTGCGGCTGTATCCGCCGTCTCGGTTGGTTCAGGAAACCAGCGCCATGGAGGGCATGTTCCAGGGGGTGCGCACGGATGACAATGGCCGGCCAGTTGCTTACCGGTTCCAGACCTCGGCCAGCGGGTTCACGCAGACCCGGGATTATGCCGCCTTTGACGGCGATGGTCGCCCGCAGGTGTTGCATGTGTTTGATCCGATGGATTCAGAGGACATGCGCGGAATTTCCAAGCTGGCCCCAGCGTTTCGCAAGCATATCCAGGCGGAAATGCTGGATGATGCCACCTTGCAGATGGCCATCCTGCAAACGGTTTTTGCCATCACTTTGACCAGTGAAGCCCCAAGCGCCGAAGCGTTTGAGGCGATGGAAGCCCTGAAAGAGGTCGGAGAAAAGGGGGTAGCGTATGGAAAAGACTATCTCGGGTATTTGGCTGGAAGCCTAGAGTCAGCTGCCGACAGTCGCATATCGGTGGGTGCAGATCCGCAGGTGTCGCACCTGGCACCTGGTGAAAAGCTATCGCTGGAATCGGCCAATGTGCCAGGTCAGGACTTCCTGCCGTTTTCCAACAGCCTGGCGCGCGACATGGCCCGGGCCATTGGCACCACCTATGGTTCCCTGACGATGGATCACACGGCAGCAACTTATTCCAGTGTGCGGATGGAAAACGCCAGTATCTGGGGCGTTGTCATGCGCCGCCGCGAACGGGTGGCCGCGCCGATCTGCCAGATGAGCTATGAGAACTGGCTGGATGAGGAAGTCGGCGAAGGCCGCATCCCGTTCAAAGGTGGATACCGCGCGTTTCGCGCCAACCGAAAACGGGTGAGTGCAGCGCTGTGGCAAGGCCCTGCCAAACCCACGGCCGATGATCTGAAAAGCGCCAAGGCATCGTCTGAGCGGATGCTCAACGGCACCAGCTCGGTTGAGATTGAAACCGGAGATTTGGGCCAGGATCCCGATGCTCTGTTTGAAGACCGGTGTCGGCTGCACCAAAGGTATACCGATAAGGGCATGCATTCGCCCTATGCCGAGCGGGCGCCGGTGCCGATCGAAGTGGTGGAGAAGGACGAAGACGAATGAGCATTTCGACCATGGTTCGGATCGGCACCGATACCATCGACATCACCAAACCCGCCGATGTGGTTGCTGCACTGAAGAAAATGCAGCTGAAGCTTGCAGCCGGTGGGGTGCGACAGACGGTGCGGATCGATGGTGAGGAAGTCACCTATCAAAGCGCCAGTGATAGCCGCTTGGTCAAGATGATCGCGCAGTATGAATCAGAGGCCGCCCGCGCCAGTGGTGGGCCTCGCAAACGGTTTGCAAGACGGGTCACGTTTCGCTGAACCAATCGCCTGGCTAAGCCCGGGCAATATCTGAACAGGAGACAGACATGACCATCTTGGTGGATGGCGAACTCGTGCTTTACGGGTTTGTCGGCGATAGTTTTTGGGACAGCGGTTTTACCGCGTTGGACGTGGTTGAGGCCCTGGCGGAACTGGGCCGGGACGCTGATGTTGCCGTGCGCATTAACTCTGGCGGTGGCTACATCGATGACGGCATCGCCATTTATAACGCCCTGGTGGCGCACCGCGGTGACGTGACCGTTTACATCGATGCGGTGGCGGCCTCCTCGGCGTCGGTCATTGCGATGGCTGGTGACAAGATCGTCATGCGCAAGGGCGCGCAGATGATGATCCACGAACCGGCCGGCGGCACATTTGGCAGCGCGACGGATCATCAAAAAACCGGCGATCAGCTGGACAAGCTGGCTGACCTGATGGCGGAAATCTATGCCGAAAAATCCGGTGAAGATGTCGACGATATCCGGGCCGAAATGAAACAAGAGCTGTGGCTGACCGGCGCAGAGGCGGTCGATCGCGGATATGCCACCGAGATTGAAGGCGGCAAGGTCAAAGCCGTCGCGGCCTTTGATTTCAGTCTCTACAGCCAGGCCCCTTCGAGACTTGTTGCGATGGCCAAAAAGAAGAAATGGTCTTTTGAGGCCGCGCAGCCCAAGGCGGCGCCCGTCGCAAAATCCCCCAAACCCCAAAAGGAGACCCCACCCATGGGAACCCCCGAAATCTCGGCGGATGACATTCGCGCCGATGTGAAGGCCCGGATCAAGGCCATCACTGGAGACGATGCAGCCAAAGGGCAAACGGCTCTGGCTGAACACTTTGCCTATGATACCGATCTGTCTGCTGAAGCGGCCATTGCCGCGCTGAAGACAGCCGCGCCGGGCAAGGTCGAGGCCAGTGACGACGGCGATGGCAAGGGCGGCGACGGCGGCAAGATTGAGGGCATCCCCGATCCTGCAACCTACCAGGCCAGCCGTCAGGCGGCCCGTGATCTGGCCCCGCCTGCTGGTGGCAAAGTGGTCGAGGATCGCCAGGATTTGCTGAGCCCGACCAACATCTACGCAAAGCGCCGCAAGGCCACTGCGCTTGCTGGAAAAGGGGTTTAAGCGATGACAAAAACCACAATGCCACCGCGCAACATGGCCTTTTTGTTGTCCGAAGCCACTGGCAACCGATCGCGTGACAGTGTGATTATTCCGTCGGGCACCGGAAAGGTGAACGCCGGGACCGTGCTGGGAGAGCTGACCGCAACACCGGGTCATTTTGTAGCGTCCCCGAATGCTGAGCTGCTTGGTATCGAAGGGGCCGAAACGGCGAAATGTATCCTTGGCTATGCCGTGGATGCCACGACCAATGACATTGAGGTGGCGGTGGTTGATGCCGACGCCGAGGTCAAAATCGGTCACCTCGCGTTTCACGACAGCCTGGATGATGAAACCAAAATTGCCGCCAAGATTGCCCAGCTGAAAGCTGTTGGCATTCGTGCCCGCTAAGGAGACCCTGACTATGGAATGGGATGAATTCACCCTGGAAACGCTGACGGCCACAATCAATGATCAGCCGTATGTGCCTGGCCAGATTGGCGCGCTTGGCATTTTTGAAGAAGATGGCGTGTCCACCACCACCATTGAGATCGAAGAAGAAGACGGCACGCTGGATATCATCGAGCCAACCCCGCGTGGCGCACCTGGTAAGACCGTTGATGATGACAAACGCACCAAGCTGGCGTTCACGATTGATCACTATGAAATCAATGATTCCGTCAAAGCGGATGAAGTTCAGGGCGTGCGCGCCTTTGGCACCACAGATCAGCTGGAAACTGTTCGGGGCCGTATCGACAAAAAGCTGACCAAGCACGGCCGGATTTTTGACACCACTTTGGAACACCAGCGCATTGGCGCCATCAAAGGGGTGGTGACGGCCGGGAAATCTGGGCGGGTTTTGCACAATCTGTATGACCGGTTTGGCATTGCGGTCCCTGCGCCTGTTGTTCTGGGGCTTGAGGGTCAGGTGGACGGCATTGTTGGTATTCTCAAGGGTGTTTCGAACGAAATTGAGGACGAGTTGGACGCGGCTTATGGCCATATTCATTCGATGGCGGGCCGTGCCTTCATAGAGCATCTGTGGGCACAGGACGAAATTCGCGAAACCTTTCTGGCTGACAATCAGGGATACAGGCTGCGCGAAGGGGCCCCGGATGTTTTGAAGGCGGGCAACATCACCTTTGAACGGTATAAAACCGGGCGCAAGGCCATCAAGGCAAACGCTGACGCGGCATTCATCGCGGATAATGAAGCCCGGGTTTTCCCGGTTGGTGTTCCGGATCTGTTTCTTACCCGCTTTGCCCCTGCAGATCTGGAAGAGACGGTGAACACTGAAGGGCTTCCACGGTATTCGCATCAGTATGAGATGCCAAACAAGAAGGGACGCCATCTGGACAGCCAGATGAATGCGATCTCGCTGTGCACCAAGCCAACGGTTCTGAAGACGCTGACAATTTGATTTTGCGCAGCATCGCAACACCAACCGGCCCAGCAGATTGCTGGGCCGGTTTGACTGTATCCCCATGCGCTTGTCCCAGCCCATCGGCGTTCAGTTCACCAAGGAGATGGAAATGGCACGTACAAAAAAGAAGTGGGTTCAGTTTCAGGGAAACAGCATTGTTCCGGCTGCGGTCTTGGGGGCTGACGAGGATCAAAAGATGATTGCAGGTGCTCCTGTCAACTTGCCTGAAGGGTATGCCGACCACGTGATAAGCCTGCGTATTGCCCGCGAATGCGAAGCGCCAAAGAAGCTGGGCGCCAAGACAGCCCTGTCGACGCTGACAGATAACGGATCATGATCAGCGAGTTGCGCGCAGAACTGATGGGTGAGGTGGATGAAGAGTGGGCCGAAGAAATCCGCCATTTGCCGATGACCCAGGGCCAACCCGATACAGCACGCGATCCGATCGAATTGCGTGCCATTTTGCGCAGCGGTGATCGCGGGGAAGAGCGGGCGGATTTTGGCCGCCGGGCCTCGGGTGGGCCGGGTATTGCCGCTGGTGGTGGTGTCCTGCGCATCGATCGCAGCGCCAACATCGGTTTGATCGTCAAAAAGGGTGACAAGATTGTTGCTCTGGATCGGCTGTCAAAGCCGGTTTTCGAAGTTTTCAATGTGGATGATCGGTCGCACCTGCGGCTGATCTGTGAATTGGGGGACGCGGTTTAATGTCACTGACAAGCATGGCGCTGCGCATCGCGGCGGTTCAGGCGCTAAAGGCGGGCGGCACCCTGGTTGGGTCCAATGTCCTGGACAGCCAGATCGCGGCCATCGATCACACGGCAGACGGCAAATTGAGCAGTGATCAGGAACACCCGTTTATCGCGGTCTACTCGGATGCTGCCAGGGCAATGGATCTCGGCAGCACCGGACTGCGCTCAAATGGGCAGATTGAATTGCTGTTTAATTTTGGCGTCTCGATGACAATGGCACGCACCGACAAAGAGAACGGTGCCTCGGTTGTGTCGGGTCTTCCGGCCACTGACCCACATTTCGAAGCCTTGCTGGACATGATCAGTCTGCAGATTGCGCGCGTGCTGGTGGATCCGGACAACCCATGGGCGCAGGTGTTCGGCGGTTTTGTGACGTCCTATCTGGCGAAAGAACAGGCCCGATCCAGTTCGAATGTTGATCGTGCCCGCCTGGCGGCTGGTCAGATCAAACTGACGGTTGCGGCCTTTGCTGATCCGATCCACGGGCAACCGCTTGCTGAAGGGGGGCCATGGGCCGCATTCATGCAATTGGCTGAAACGGATGGCCTGTCGCAACTGGCCTTGTTTCAGGCTGC